GAACCTACCTGTGGGAGCGTCCCGTCCTCGTTGGCTGTGAGTGCGAGCACTTTGCCGAGGTAGCTCTCCCAGGCCGTTTTGGCGTTACCATCCGCATCCTGGAACGAACTCTCATCAACTCCCAGGATGTACCGCTGGGGAGCGGCGAAGAACTCGCGGGCTATTTCCATACCGAGAACCGTGCGAACAGCGTTGTCGGTGTAGGAACGAATGGCCCTGGTGATCTCGGAGCGGCCACTCATGTCTCCGGCGCGAGGCCGGTTGACGATAGGTTCGACCGGGATACCAACCATGCTGTGCTCGTCGCGGCTTTCGATATCCCACCCCGTTGAAGCGGGAGTCAGATCGACGGTCTCCCCCGGCTTGTAGTAGGCGGCACCTATCGGCTTGTCATCCTCGTCATAGGTGACGCAGAGCGCGTATTCCAGTGCCCGCTTGCGCCGGTTCCATTTGCCGGTCATGCGCGTGGGAGATTCCACGGTCACGAGCGGAGACGGTTCTCCACTCTCCCTGTTTCCCGTGCCCACGACCCCGAAAGCCACGCCGTAGATGAGGGCGTCGAGGTGACCTTTGCTGAACTCTTCATTCAGTTGGTTGGCCTCTACGATGTCGGATATGCCGAAATCGTCGTTTGTCCCCGGGACTATCCAGCCGTTGTGCTCGAGGCGCTCTTCAAGGACGTCGACCACCGTGCCGGGCCAGCCGACCACGGTATCGGCGAAACCGCGCAGGTGTGGCGGGATGGCGATGCCCAGGTCTTTGATGATGGCCTTGCCCTCGTAGTAGGCGGCCACAAGAGCGTTGTGGCTCTGCACGGCCTCGAGTTGTTTGACGAGCGCATTGACGATGTCGTTGTCATCGTCAGAGAGCACTGTGAACCGAGGCAGCAGGAACGCTGTAACTGCCAATGTGGCCTCCTAGTCCCTACTGGAGCACGACTACCCGCGCCGGTTTGCCAGCGCCGAGTTTCTTTCCTGATCCAAGAGCGATGCGTCGGACCATGCGGACACCGACGACGCAGACTGCAGCGTCTATCTTGCGAGGAGAGTCTGGTGATTCTTTCCCGATAGCCACTGCGTCCCGGTAGGGGCGCCGGCGGGCATTGGCCATATGCCGCGCCACTGCCGAGTTCCCGTCGTGAGTAAAAGCCCGATTGATGATTTCCTCGTAGCAGGCCTCAGTTGCTTTAGCGAACTCATAAGAGTGCCCGCGCATATCCCAGGCTATGAGTTGTGGTGGCCGAGCCTGTGGAGCCGCCCATACCTTGATGCGGTCTTTGTACCGCTGTGGCCACTCGGTGAGAGTGAACTGCTCCCACTCGCGCACATCGGCGAAGAAGGCCACCACACGATATCTTTCGAAGGTCTTCATGACGGTTAGATCGACCAACCCTGCGTCTACTGTGTCGTTGTCATCATTGGGGTCCGGCTCCCAAACACCCAAAGTGAAGACGTGCCCAGAGCCGAGCGTGCAGCCCAGAAGGGCAGTCGCGTCCTTACTCTTGGAACCATCGAAGAAGAGAACAACGGGTTCGTCTGGGTCGATGACCACGTCTGAAGCAGCGAGCCGCGTCCACTCCTCGAGAGACAACCAGGCATCGTGTGCGGCTGTCGGCCAGTTGAGATATTTGCGCTTAGAGTCATCCGGAGCCGAGAGTGGAGACCAGATACGCTCCATGATCGGTTTAACATCGACGGGCTTCTTGGGTGCCGGACGTTTCCAGTCGCAATCCGCGTAGACGAACTCAAGCGCCGCTCGAAGAGACTTTGGGTCGGACATATCGGTGTCCGGAGGTGCCATGCGTGCGTCATAGAGAATGCGCTGCTTGCCGCGGGTGCGTCCCTCTTCCTGCGCGAGCCAAGCCGTGTATGTCGCCTCAGCTACAGTATCAGCCCCAGGCACCCAGGCGTTTGAGGTCTCAAGCATCCGGTTTCCTGATTTAGCGAGGTTATCCGCCAGCGTAGCAGCAAGCTCTACTCCACCGTTCGATGGTTTCCAATGCTCAGTCTCGTCAGCTACTACAAAGCTCGCCTCTGAACCCTCTGCTGAAGTCACCGAAGAGGTCACAACTTGGAGCGTTCCCTCGGGCAGTTTGTAGTACATGGTCTTGCCGGGATCCATGCCGTACTCGCGCACTATGTCAGAGCCTTTAGGCGCGAATGCCCGAACCATCCGCATAGTGTTGGCAGTCTGGCTCTCGGCTGTCGCTACAATCTGCACCAGCGGCATATCGACTGGCTTGCCCTTACACTTGCCAGGTCGCCGGTGGTCGATACGGGCCAGCCTGACCGGGGCGCAGAACTCGATCAGTGCAAGTACCGCAGCGAAGGGAGACTTGCCGCTTCCCTTGGCAAGCCGTCGTGCCCCGTGGTTGTAGAGCCATTCGCCTGTCCGGTGATCAAACGCATACCACCAGAGCAAGAAGCGCAGCTGATCGACTGTAGGTTCAAAGTGAAGCCCCGCACGAGGCCCGTTGGGTTGAATAAGTTTCCTACACCACTTCCAAGCTTCCCACCCCAGCGTGTATTCTGGCTCACCCTGGGGAAGAGTAGCTAGCCTACTTGCAGGCCCGGAGACGACGGCGAGCTTCTTCGATGTCCGCGGCATCCGAGCCCTCCTCTTCCGGTGGCGGCGTCCTCTCAAGCTCCAGCCGCACCCGGCGTCGGTCGCCCTCGGTGACGAGAAGCGGTGTCAGCGCTGTTGTCAGACTCGCCAACATAGCAGCCGAAGGTCTCTTCACATAGGCATCAATGGCTGTGCAGATCACCTCTGCGGCGTAGATCCAGTCGGACTCCTCATAGAACTGGGCCTGCCCAGAATGCCGAAGTGACTCGTAGAACCGCCTCGCCGCTGCCGAGTGTTTGCAGCCAGCTGGAAGCGGAAGACCATAGATTTGTCCCGCCGATGAGAAAGCCTTTGTTAAGGGTGTCTCGGGCTTATTGCGGCGACGACGTTGCTCGGAACGTTTGGGAATAGGTCCGTGGTCACCCACGCTTGACTCCGTTTCGACATCGATGGCTGAACCCGTACAGGATCGAAGCCCCT